TATGATGAATTAATATCGAATGAAGATATAGTAAAAGAAATAGAGGAGTATTAATACACAATTCTTAAAAAGTCAGTAGAAGGAGAAAATTTTAGTATGGATGAAATCAAAAAGGCACTTCATAAATTTAAAGAAGCTTATAAAAAAATTAAACATATAAAATTTTTACAAAAGCAAGTAAAAACATATTCAAAGTTAGTTAATGAAATAAAAGATGCATATATTATTGAAACAGATATTGAAGTAAAAAGAAAATTGTTAATATCAGAATATCATTTAATAGAATCAGCACAGATTAATAACAATAAAGTAGGAGAACATTTAGAAAAATTAAAAAGCTATATTCATCAATATTAAAGATTAAAACTAAAAATGGATAAAGAAAGAAGGGATTAGAAAATGGAGAATATGAATTTTCAATTATCAGATGATACAAGGCAGAAAATAATTGATTTTATAAATAAATTTTGGAATTGGTGTAATGAACTTATTAAAAGAATTACTAATTGTGTAAGAAATATTTATAACAATGTAGATTGGATTAAATATAAAAGATATTTAAAGTATCAAAAAAGAGTTAAGAATAGAATCATATTATTTGCAAAAAGAAAATGTAAGTATGGTAGATAACTTAGAATAGATGTAAACAAGAGCTCAAAAAGGAATAATGTAAAAATGAAAAAATATTAGAGCAGGAGATATTGGTAAATCGTCAAGGCTCTAATATTTGCTTTACATTTCTTATATTATATCATGAAAGGATTGATAATAAAAATGAATGAAGTTAAACAATTAAAGCATGATGATCTTATAAGTTATGAAGAAGCAGTAAAAATAGGGGTAAGGGAAGCAATCAATTATATAAAGCAACAGGAGTATCAAAAGACAACAAAGAGGTATGATAGAAGGTTAAGAAATACAGGATTATTATTAAAAAATTATAGAAAATTAAAAATTCATAACAAAGAGACAGAAAGATCAATGAAAGAAATAAAAAATGAAAATGCTATTGATATACTAGACGATATTGAGAGTATAAATGATGAAGAGCAATATATACAATCAATAAGTAGAACAAAGAAGAGAACCAATATAATATTAAGGCATATCGATAAAATGTTGAAATATTACAAAGCTATTTCAGAATGTGAGAATGATAATAAAGTAAGAGGGTATAAAATTATTTATAGATTATATATACAACAATTAGGAGAAAGAGAAAAGACACCAACATATGAATCTGTAGCAGAAGAATTTAATATAAGTGAAAGGACGGTTAGTAGAGATGTAAAAGAAGCTATAAAGGATTTAAGTGGATTATTTTTCGGAATAGATGGGATAAAGTTATAGGCTAAGTCAAATGTCATGGTACGAATTGAAAGAAAGAAGAATTTTAGGGATTCTTGAAGAAATTGCAAAGAAAAAAGATGTCAAAAATGTGTCCTGTACATGTCTACAAATAAATTATATACTTATAGCATGAAAAAATGTATGAAGAAGCACTTATATAGAAATATATAGGTGCTTTATTAATGTGAGGTGAGGACATGGAGAAGATATATACAGGATTTAAATGTTTTAAATGCAAGAGTGAATTTGTATTAATTAATACTTTCATTAATAATAATAAAGCTAAAGAAAAATATATTTCATGTCCATATTGTGGAGATAGAAATATAAACAAAATAAATGAAACAGATAATCTAAAAGAATGTATGAAACATCTGATTATAAAAAGGTTCGTGGAGCAATTAGGTAGGTGAAAAATCCATGAATACAGTTGAACCAATAAAAGATTGGGATTTGTTATTAGATATGGAAGATTATCTAGAACAAAAAAACTATAGAGATTATGTGCTTTTTATGACAGGATTGCATTTAGGACTTAGAATATCAGATATTTTAGAGCTAAAGGTTAAAGATGTTAAGAATAGAGATCATATTTATATTAGAGAAGAAAAAACAGATAAAGAAAATAAGATAATTATAAATAGTGAACTTAAAGAAATATTTGATAAACACATAAAAGGAAAGCCACTGAATCAATATTTATTTAAGAGAGATAGGGGGAAAAAGAATAAACCTATTTCAAGGCAAAGAGTTTGGCAGATACTAAATGAATTGGCTGATGAATTTGAATATAAAGATCCTATAGGTTGTCATTCATTGCGGAAAACATTTGGATATTGGTTATATCAAGATACTAAAGATGCAGTTGCAATAAAAGAAATGCTAAATCATTCAGATATATCTATAACTAAAAGGTATATAGGGGTTACTCAAGATAGCAAAGACTTAATGATTAAAGGAATATCTTATAGAAAGAGAAGAAAGAAGAATAAAAAGGACAAATGAGTCTTTTTTATATATTTTTTTGCTATATATTTTACATAAAAATATGGGGGTAAAATTAAAGTGGAAAAAATGAATGACTAATATTAGTAACAATAAATTAAAAAGTATTTTACACAATATTACGATATGTAAAGTAAGTAAAAAAAGAGAAAAAAAGCTATAAAGCTGAATATATAAGGGGGTAAAGGATATGTTATGAAAATAAGTAGTATTTAAAAACTTATAAGTGAAAAAAATATCAGAGAAACAACTCAAATACAACATAACTCAATACAAATTTTTCTATATACAGGGTAAAGAAAACGACTGTTTAATTTACTTTTTATTATTAAAAATAAGCTTACGAGATTTAGCAGATTCATTAGTAAAAAAATAAGTAAAATAATTAAAGTAAAATAATTGACAAACAATAACGTTTAATTTACTATATAAGTATAGTAAATTTATGAAACGGAGTTGTTTTTTATGATATTTGGATATGCAAGAGTTAGTACAGAAGGACAAAATCTATATAGACAGTTAGATGCACTAAAAGCCGCTGGTGTAGATGAAATTATAGAAGAAAAAATAACAGGAACTAAAGCAGATAGACCACAATTAAATAGATTGCTTGATAAATTAAGAGAAGGAGATACAATTTTGATTGCAGATCTTACTAGATTAAGCAGAAGCACAAAAGATTTATTTGCTTTGGTTGATAAGATAGAGAAAAAAGGTGCTAATATCAAAAGCTTAAAAGAAAGTTGGTTAGATACTACTACACCACAAGGAAAGTTGATGTTTACATTTATTGCTGGAATAAGTCAATTTGAAAGAGATCTTATAAGTCAAAGAACTAAGGAAGGATTAGAAGCTGCTAGGGCAAGAGGTCGAAAAGGTGGAAGAAGAGAAAAATTAGATGTAGCAAAGAAAAAAGCTATTTATGATTTATATACTCAGAAGAAAACTAGAATAATGGATATATGCGATATGTTTGAAATAACAAAGCCAACTCTTTATAAAGTTGTTAAAGAAGTTAGTGAACAGGAGTCAGAGAAATAATTCTCTGGCTTTTATTTATTGAAGGAAGGTGAGATTATGGCAGGAGCACCAAAAGGCAATACAAATGCCAAAGGGAATAAGGGGGGAGCACCTAAAGGTAATAAAAATGCTGTAGGAAATAAAGGTGGTGCCCCAATAGGAAACTTAAATAATTTGCAGCATGGAAATTATTATGATCCTACTAAACATTTAGAAAAGGACTTTTTAAAAAAATATATTCCAACAGCTACTAAGAATATCATAAAAGAAACGGCTGAGAGTGGAATAAGTGCTTTGGAAATGTTATGGACAAATATACAAATACAGTTTGCAGCAATAATAAGAAGTCAAAAAATAATGTTTGTAAAAAGTAAAAATGAAATGATAAAAGAAATAAAGAAATCTAAGACTAAAAGTAAAACTAGAAATACAGAAAAAACATCAAATAACGAAGCAGAGGAAGAATTTGAATTTCAATTTGCATGGGATAGGCAAGCTACTTTTTTAAATTCTCAAAGCAGAGCTATGACGACATTACAAAACATGATAATTAAATACGAAGAATTACTTCATGAGAATTGGGAACTTGCTACAGAGGAACAGAAACTTAGAATTCAAAAGCTTAAAAAAGAAATTGAAAATAGTATTGATAGTAATGATTCAGATAGTAAAAAAGTAAATTCAACACAAAAGCTAGATTCAATATTAGACCAATTGACTGGTGATGATAATGAGTGATGAATATAAACTATCTAAGAAATATAAAGACTTTCTTAAACATGATGCACCAGTTGAATTCTTAGAAGGAACAACAGCAGCGGGAAAGACTACAGTTGGAATAGTAAAGTTTATGCTTAAAGTAGCACAATCTCATAAGAAGATGCACATTATAGCATCTAAAACAACAGGAGTTGCAGAAAAGAATATTATACAAAAGGAATATGGATTACTTGATGTATTTGGTGATTTAGTTAAATACAATGGTAATGGAGATAAGGATAACAAGATACCGCATATAAGATATCAAACATCTAAGGGAGAAAAAATAATCTACATCCTAGGATATGATAATAAAGATAAGTGGAAGATGGCTCTAGGCTCTCAGTTTGGTTGTGTAATGATTGATGAAATTAATACAGCAGATATTGAGTTTGTAAGAGAAATATCTACAAGAAATGATTATCTGATGGGCACTCTTAATCCTGATGATCCTAACTTATCTATCTATGATGAATTTATTAATTGTGCTAGACCACTTGAAAAATATAAGAATGATGTACCTGAAGAAATACAGGAGCAGTTGAACAGTGAAGAGAAACCAAACTGGACATACTGGTTCTTTTCTTTTTATGATAATGCATCTTTAAGTGAAGCTGATATTGAAAAGAAAAAACTAAGTGCTCCTAAAGGTACTAAGTTATACAAGAATAAGATATTAGGTTTAAGAGGTAGAGCTACAGGATTAATATTCTGTAATTTTGATAGAAAGAGAAATTTAATAACTAAGCAGCAAGCTAATAAATTTAAGTTTATGTATTTCACAGCAGGTTTAGATACATCTTATTCAAGTACATCTAATGATACTATAGCAATGACATTTATGGGAATTACAGATGATAAGAGATTAATTTATTTAGATGAAGAAGTATATAACAATAAAGATAATAAAGAGAAACCATTAGCGCCAAGTGATACAGCAATTAATTTTGTCAATTTCTTAGAGAAGAATAGAAAAGATTGGGGATTAGCAAGAGATGTATTTGTTGATTCAGCAGACCAAGCAACTATAACAGAACTTAAGAAACTTAAGAGACAAAGACCTAACCTTTATAACTTTGTCAATTCATATAAGAAGGTTGAAATCTTAGATAGAATTAATTTTGTACTAAGTTGGATAAATAGTGTTGATGGTGTTTTTTATTATGTTTGTGACCATTGCAGGGCTCATATAGCAGAACTTGAAACTTATTCATGGAAAGAGGATAAGGACGAGCCAGAAGATGCAAATGACCATACTATTAATTCAAGCCAGTATGCATGGATACCATTTAGAAAAAAGATAGGTAATTATATAAATGAAAAGTAAAGTAAAGGTGTAAAAATATAAAAGTTTTTACTTAGTTTAATTTACCGAGTTTTTTTACCAAACAAATAGCTTTAAATCGTAAATAAAGTAATACGTTAAATTCAAGTAAAAAAAACACTCGTTTATTTAACTTATTTTAGGAGGGAAAAAAGTGGGGTGGATAAAGAACATGTTAACTAAAGCAGCAATTAAGATGCTAAACATACAACCTGCAACAGATAAGACAATAACAATTAAAGAGCCACTTACTTATCAGGGGAATGTTTTAAGAAATAGAATATGGTATCGAGGTGATCCATCAGAACTTGACCAGTTCTTTAAACAATCAGCTTATGATGTTGTAAGTAAATCTAGATTTTGGGCAGCAGTACCAAGTGAAGATTTAAGTATAAGAAAGATTCATAGTGGAATCCCAGCAATGATAACAGATAAATTATCTGATATTGTTATAGCTGATTTAGATGGCATTGACTTAGGAACTGATAAGCTTAATTCATTGTGGGAAGAGATAGGCAAAGATAATAAGTTTAATGAGTTGTTAGGTGAAGCCATAACAGAAGCATTAATTACTGGTGATGGAGCATTTAAGATAAGTATGGACACAGACATAACATTATATCCAATAATAGAGTTTTTTTCTGGTGAGAGAGTTGATTATAACTATAAGCGTGGAAGATTGGAAGAGATTTTATTTTATACAGAATATCCAGTAGGAACAAAGACTTATAGGCTAGAAGAGACCTATGGAAAAGGCTATATAAATTATAAGCTTTATGATGATGTAGGAAAAGAAGTAGAATTAACATTTTGTAATGATACAGCTAATTTGCAGAATATAACTTTTAATGGGGACTTTATAATGGGGGTACCACTTAGATTTTTTAAGTCTACTAAATTTAAGGATAGAGGTAAGAGTTTATTTGACAGTAAGTCAGATAGTTTTGATGCATTAGATGAAGTAATAAGCCAATGGATAGATGCAATAAGAGATGGTAGAGTAGTTAAATATATTCCAGAAGACCTTATCCCTAAGAATCCAATGACAGGTGAATTATTAAAGCCTAATCCATTCGATAATAAGTTCTTAAAAGTGGGTGCAAGTCTTGCAGAAGATGCTAAGAATCAAATATCTATGATACAAGCTGAGATTAATTATGATGCTTTTGTTAATAGTTATAATAGTACATTAGATATGTGTTTACAGGGAATTATTTCTCCAAGTACATTAGGTATTGACCTTAAGAAGACTGATAATGCAGAAGCACAGAGAGAAAAGGAAAAGGCAACTCTATATACTAGAGGTAAGATAGTTGATACATTACAGGAGGTTATTCCTGAACTTGTTGTATTAGTATTTAAGTGCAATGATTTAACTACTAAAGAAATAGCAGGAGAATATGAAGCTACAGTAACATTTGGGGAATATGCGAGTCCAAGCTTTGATAATGTAGTTGAAATAGTAGGAACAGCTAAGTCTTATGGAATAATGTCATTAGAGCAATGTATCGAGGAACTGTATGGAGATACCTGGACAGATGAAGAAAAAGCTGAAGAAGTACAAAGAATAAAGGAACAGAATGGAGATATAGTAGCAGAAGAACCTAAAGCTGTAGATGATGAAGAGTATAATTTAGATAATCAAGGGGATGTGGATTTAGATGTCCAAGAAGAATAAAATTAGTAAACTAGGAGAAATACTCAAAAATATAAATAAGCAATCTATACAAGATAATGCAGCTAAAGAAAGAGAACAGTCTTATGATATTAGAAAGATATTTGAACAAATGGAGCTTGATTTAATATCTTCTATGCGCAAGGCTTTTTATTTTCATAAAAGAGAAGAAGTTAAAGAAGGTTTCTCATGGGAGCAATGGCAGAAGAGTAAATTAAGAACTATTGAAGAATATAGAAAAAGAAATAAGAAACTAATTGATTCATATAGTAGTCCAATACAGGAAGCTATAGACAGAGAACTTCAAGGTGGATTTAAAAATTCAGTAAGTAACATTGTTAAAAAAGCAAAGAAGATTTTCGGCATTTCTTTACCAGAGGATATTTCAGAAAGTCAAAAGGTTAAAGCATATATTAAAGCTATTACAGTACAGAAAATTGAAACACCAACAGAAGAATCGTTCTTTGGAGTTAATGAGAAGAAATTAAATACATTACAAGAAGTAGTTGAGAATGATTTAAAGAAAGCTCAGTATTCAGTTTTGCGCAGAATGGATGATGTATACAGGCAGACAATATATAAAAGTCAAGTTTATATGCAGAGTGGAGCTACAAGTTTAAATAAAGCTATAGATATGGCAACTAAAGATTTCTTAAACAAAGGAATAAATAGTATACAGTATAAAGATGGCAAAAGTGTTAATATTGCTAGTTATGCAGAGATGTGTTTAAGGACTGCAAATCATAGAGCAAAGCTTTTAGGAGAAGGTAGTAAAAGAGATGAATGGGGAGTGCATTTAGTAGTTGTAAGTGCGCATGCTAATACTTGTAAGATGTGTGAACCATGGCAAGGTAAAGTTCTTATAGATGATGTATTCAGCCATCCTAGTAAAGAATATATAGAAATCTATAGGAAGAAATATAAGTTATTAAGTGAAGCTATAAAAGCTGGTCTAATCCATGTGAATTGTCGCCACAATCTAGTTACTTACTTTGAAGGGATAACAAATCTGCCTAAGGCCCCAGATAAAGAAGAAGCCTTAAAGACATATGAAGCTGAACAAAAGCAGAGAGCTTATGAAAGAGCTATAAGGAAACAAAAGAGAATTGTTACTGGGACTATAGATGAAGAAAACTTAAGGAATGAAGAACGGAAACTTAAAACTCTTGAGAAAGAATTAAGAGATTTTTTAAAGGCACATAAAGAACTTAGAAGAGCTTATGAAAGAGAAAAAGTATTAGTTTAATAGGAGGATTGAAGAGTGTTAAAAGTAGATATTAATTTAAAAGATGGTACAAAGCTTAGATTTCAAGGGGAAGAGGCGGAAAGAGCAAAGAATATTAATTATGATGAATATGGAGATTTAATATTTTTTTGGTGATATTGCTATAGTGCCAAGAGATAACTTGAGTAATTATTATTGCAGAAAAGAAACTTTAAATGAAATAGACGAAAATAATAATAGTCAAAAAATTATAGTAACTATTGATGGAAAAGAAGTTGGAACAATTGTTTTAGAAAAGTTAGCTAAAAGGTTAGCAGAAAATATAACTGACAAGTCTTAGTAATAAGGCTTTTTATTTTTGTCCGGAATGACGATAAACTAAGAAATTATGAAAGGATGAAGCTATATGAACAAACAACAATTCCTAGATTTAGGACTTACGGAAGAACAGGCAACAAAAGCTGAGGCAGAAAGTAAAAAGGAGCTTGAAGGCTATGTTGAAAAATCTAAATTCGATACTGTTAATCAAAGCAATAAGGATTTAGAAAAGACAGTCAAGGAAAGAGATAAGCAACTTGAAGAGTTGAAAAAGTCTAGTGGTGACAATGAAGCTCTTAAATCTCAAATTGAAACATTGCAAGCTGATAATAAGGCTGCAAAGGAAAAGTATGAAGCAGATTTAAAGGAATTGCAAATAAGTAATGCAATTAAACTTGCAATAGCTGATAAAGCGCAAGATGCAGATTTAGTTGCAGGACTCTTTGATAAAACAAAATTAATTCTTGGTGAAGATGGCAAAGTTACTGGATTAGATGAACAATTAAAAACATTACAGGAAAGCAAGACCTTTCTATTTAAGCCAGTAGAAAATACTGATACTAAACCACAAAATGGTTTTAAGTTTGGAAATCCCAATCCAAATCCTACACCTGAACCAGGACAAAGAGCAAGTATGAAGGATGCAATAGCAGCAAGATTACAGGCTCAAATGGGACAAATAAAATAATTTTAAGGAGATGATTACATGGCTATTACATTAGCAGAAGCACAAAAAAACGTACAAGATGATATCGTAGCAGGAGTTATTGATGAATTTAGAAAGAATAACTATATTCTAGATAAACTAACTTTTGATGATGCAGTATCACCAACAGGAGGTGGAGCAACTCTTACTTATGGTTATACTAGATTAAAAACACAACCAACAGCTGACTTTAGAGCAGTTAATAGCGAATATATACCAAATGAAGTAACTAAAGAAAGACATACAGTTGATCTTAAGGTATTTGGTGGTAGCTATCAAATTGATAGAGTTATTGCTAATATGGGAGGACTTGTTGATGAAGTTCAATTGCAACAGGCTCAAAAGATTAAAGCAGCACAAGCATTATTTAATGATACATTTATCAATGGAGATAGTGCACAAAATGAAAAAGCGTTCGATGGACTAGATAAAGCTTTAACAGGTTCAAGTACAGAATATAATAATGATTCTGGTAAGACTATAATTGATTTATCTACAGCAGCAAAAGTAACAGAAAATTATATGTTATTTCTTGATATGCTTGATGAATTCTTAACTTGTTTAGATGGAACACCTGATTTTCTAGGTGTAAATACTAAAATGGCAGCAAAGATAAGAGCGTGTGCAAGAAGAGCATCAATGTATCAAGTTACTAAAGATAACTGGGGACAACAAATAGAGATGTATGGAAATATTCCTATAATTGATTTAGGAGCAAAAGCTGGTTCTAATGATGATATTATTAAAACTGATGGTTCAGGCGGTACTACTTGTATTTATGCAGCAAGATTAGGACTTGATGGGTTACATGGAGTTTCTATGGCAGGAGTTTCGCCAATTCAAACATGGTTACCTGATTATACAACAAGCGGAGCTGTAAAAACTGGTGAAGTTGAAATGGTTGCTGCATTAGCATTAAAAGCTAGTAAAGCAGCTGCAGTATTTAGAAACTTAAAAGTAAAATAGTTGAGGTGATTACATGAATTATAAGGATTATACAGACTCAACATCAGGAGAAAAATATATTAATGGGCATTATGTAGGAGTTAAACATGGAACTCCTACTTCTGATGCGCTAAATGAGGATCATACAGGGTATGAAGTGTATAAAGAATCTATAAGGCAAGGGACTATAACTCAAGATGCATTAGAGAAGATTAATGTACTTACATTAGTTAGTATATCTATAACAACACCAGCAACAAAACTTCAATATAAAGTAGGAGAAGAACTAGATTTAACAGGATTAGTTGTTACTGGAACTTATGGTGGGGGAATCAAAAAGGTTATAAATATAACAAAGGACAATGTTACAGGGTTTAATAGTGCTATGGCAACAGAGAGCCAAGCATTAACTATAACAGTAGATGGCATTAAAACAAGCTATAATATAAAAATAGTTCAGGGGGATTAATATATGGCAAAAATATTAGCACCTAATAAAAGCTATACTGGTATATCTGCGAGTGTAGCTTTTTGTAACGGCATAGGGGAGACAGATAGGCCGGAATTAATTGAATGGTTTAGGGAACATGAGTATCAAGTTATTGAAGAAGAAAAGAAGGAAAAAGTACTTGATGAAATGTCAATTGAAGAGTTAGTTGCTTATGCAGATAAGCATAACATTGATATAGGCAAAGCAACAAGTCAAACTGGAATAATTGAAAAAATAAAGGCTGCTAATGAAGAGAAAGAGCCTGATAAGTAGGATGTGATCTAATGTCTTATGTAGATGAAGAATATTACAATAACTTTTCTGGAACTATAACAGAAAAAATTAGTGGTAAATTAGAAAAAGCTACAGATCAAATTAATTCTCTTACTTATAATAGAATTGTTGGAATAGGGTTTGATAATCTTACACCTTTCCAGCAAGATAAAATAAAAAAGTCTGTATGTATTCATGCTGACTTTGTAGAACAATATGGAGAATATATTAATATGCCACTAAGTGGATTTACAGCAGGAAGTACAAGTGTAAGCTTTAATGCAGAGAAAGTTAATGGGATAACTACTACACAAGAAGTATTAAATTATCTTAAACAAACTGGATTAACTTGTAGGAGGTTATAGCTATGGGAATGAAATTACCTTTTCCAAAGTTCTTGGCCAATACTCATATTGAAGTTTATAGAACTGAACTTGGTGAAGATGGACCAGAAGAAGAAAAAATATTTGTTGGAAAATGCATTTATACTGATAAGACAAAGCAGGTAATGACAGCAGAAAAACAACTTGTAACATTAAGTGGTAAGGCTGTTATAGAAGGAAATATTGAGATAAAAGAGGGATTTATAAAGGTTAATAATACTAAAAAGAATATATATTCTATTGAAAGACCTTTAAATCCTGATGGATCAGTATTTTCTACAGAGTTGAATTTATCATGAGTATTAAGGTTAGTATTAAGTTATATCCTGAAAAGATAGGAATACTAGAAAAAGCAAGTAAACAAGCTTTTGAAATGACAGTTGAAGCAGTATTAAGTGATATTGTTACAAGTGCAGTTGTTCCAAAGGATACAGGAATATTAGAGGAAAGTGGATTTACTGTTATTAAGGATTCAATAGGACAGATAATCTTTGATACTCCCTATGCTCGTAGATTGTACTGGCATCCAGAATTTAGCTTTAGGCAGGATAAAAATGTAAATGCACAAGGCAAATGGATGGAAAGTTATATTGATGGTCCTAAAAAACAATGGATAATTGATACTTACAATAAATTTTTAAATCAACTTAGTAAGGGATTGATTAAATGACACTAAAGGAAGTAAAAGAATATTTAAAAACAAGAATTGATTGCTCTAATTGGTATGGTGGTAAGATAGATGCAACAAAAGAACAATGTATAGGAATTTATAATATACGAGGCCCAGCACCTAATATAGCTTTAGGAGGATTAGCAAATACAAGCTATTCAACTAAGGCTATTTCTATACTTGTACATTGGACTAATAACTCCAATATGGCAGAAGAAAAAGCACAGGAAGTATATAACACTTTATTTTGTAATCAAGATGCAGTTATAGGAGAAAAAAGAGTAATTAAATTTGATATGAAAACATCTGAACCAATAAGCGTTGGAACTGATGATAATGGAATATTTGAATATGTAATTGAAACAGTAATTTATTATGAAAGGTAGGTAATGTATTATGTCATCATTTAGTGGAGTATATCCAGTATATAATACAACTTTTAAAATAGGTACTAAAGGAAAGACAAGTGCTTCAGAAGACATGAAAACAATAGCAGATATGGAGTCATTTTCTATATCTATAGATGGAACAGTAGAATCATGGACACCAATGACAACTAGTGGTTGGAGCAGAAATTTAATGACAGGAAAGAAATTTTCTGTATCTCTAAAAGGGAAAAGAAATGTAGGTGATGACGGTAATGACTATATTGCAGCTACAACTTTTAAGGATGGATTAGATTGTAGCTCTAAGGCAGAAATAACATTTCCTGATGGATCTAAACTAGAATTTGATTGTGTAATTAATGTTACTAATAATGGTGGTGGTGATTCTACAAATGTAGCACCATTAGAATTTGATTTACAAGGTGATGGAAAACCAACATATACACCAGCAAATACAATTAGTATATAAGAATAGGAGAGTGAGTATACATGGGAAGAGTATATGACATAGTAAACAGAGTTGCAAATGCTAATCAAAAGCCTACTATTAGACTTGATGAGGAGCATGAGTTCAAGATAAATAATAGTTTTACAGCAGCAGTTGCAATTAAAGCTTATTCAGAAGATGATGAGATTAGTGATGAAGAGAGAATAGAAAAGATATTTTCGGTTGCTTTAAATAAAGATGCACGAAAATATATTGATTCTCAAGGATATTCAATGGCAGTATATCTCACTATATTAAATGCAATTATGGCAGCAATATCTGATATGAGTCTGGAGGAAATGGAACAGATATCAAAGAAATATACACCCAGTGTTTAATAAATGGTATGATTTGTACGAAGATTGGGAGCTTATTGAATCTTCGTTTGCAGCACAATATAATATAAGGTTATCACAAGTTGATAATATGAGTTGGCAAGAATTTTGTTCTTTACTTAATGGAATAATGCCAAAAACTCCACTTGGAAGTATTGTAGCAATTAGAAGTGAAGAGGATAAAGATATATTAAAGAATTTCACAAAAGAACAGCATAAGATAAGAAATGATTGGAGAAATAGAAATAATCCAATTAAAGATATGACAAATGAGGAAAAGGAAGAAAAAATAAAAGAAGCACAAAACTTAATAAAAGAAATGTTTGGAGGTATCTAGGAATAGATATCTCTAGTTTTTGAAAGGAGGGAGTTAAAATGAGTGATAGTGTAGGGAAAATAAGTCTGGATTTAGAAGTTAAGAGCGACATAGACAAACAAATAAATAAAATGTCTAATATTATAGCTTCTAAAATGAAAAATGCGACAGCAAATTCAACTAAGAATATGTTTGATGGAATGATTAAACAGTCTGACATATCTATGTCAAAGATGAATAATTCAATTAATGCAGGGCTAAGGAAAATATCTCAAACAATAAAGAGTACACTTACAAATGCATTTACTGCTATTAGAAATATAAAACCACCAAAAATTAATTTTCCTAAGTCAGAAGATAAAAAAGCAACTAAAACTACTGACTCATTTAATGTTAATAAAACTAGGGGTGCTCCAATTAAGTCAGAAGAAATAAGAGCACAAATTTCGAATACAGAAGCTACGCTAGATAATGTTAATGCTAGAATCAATCAGCAACAAGAGAAATTAGCACAATTAAAAGAATCATATAGAAGTACATTTAATCCAACAACTAAAAATAAAATCGAAGAGCAAATTTTAAAGACAGAAGCAAACATAAATAAACTGATAGCTCAATCAGATAAGTTGGGATTTAAATTATCTGAATTAGATAGTAAATTGGCTAATGTAGGAACAGAAGCGAAAGAAACAGCAAGAGATATAAATAACCTAAGTCAAAAAACTAAGGATTTTACAAGGAATTCGGCTACAGCAGGAAATACGTCAAAATCATTTAAAGATAATGTTAAAGGTACAAATTCACAATTAAGAAATACAGGAAATAATGCTCGTAGTGGGAGTAGCGGAATTGCAATGATGGCAAAATCAATGATTGCATGGGGAATTGTATTTCCTATGATTCTTCGTGGACTCGGAGCTATGGCAACAGGAATGATGAATAATTTAAATACTAATGCACAATTTGTATCATCTCTAAATCAGATTAAGAGTAATTTGATGATTGCATTTACTCCGATTCATAATGCGATACTGCCTGCAATAAACACATTAATGAGTGCATTAGCAACAATAACAGCCTATATAGCAAGTTTCATAAGTGCAATTTTTGGAAAAACATTCAAACAAAGTAAACAGGCAACACAGGGACTTATTAATGCTAAACAAGCTATGGGAGCTTATGGTAGTGCAGCTAAAAAAGCAGGAAAAGAAGCAAAAGAAGCACAAGGGCAGTTAATGGGATTTGATGAAATAAATCAATTAGATATTAACAAAGATTCTGGTGCGGATGATGGCGGAGTGGGAGGTGGTGGAGCTGATGTTCCACAACTTTATGACACTCCAGGAATTGACGAGATAGATAGCAAAATACAATCTATGGTTGATAATCTAAAAAATAAGTTAAAAGAAGCATTTGATATATTCCAAGAAGGATTCAAAGTTGGCTTTGGTGATACTAATTTTAATGGTATAAAAAATTCTATATCAGGAATAAAAAACTCTCTTAAAGATATATTTACAGACAGTGAGGTTGTTAATGCTGCTAAGAACTGGGTTAAGACTACTATATATAATCTTGGTCAGATAACTGGTGCAGTAGCAAGTATAGGGGTTACAATAGTTGATAATCTACTTGGGGGAATAAATTTATATTTACAGCAAAATTCAGAGTTGATAAAAAAATATATTGTAGATATGTTTAATATCTCGTCTGAAATAAATACTATAACAGCAAACTTTATGACAGCTCTTGCAGATATATTTAGTGTTTTTAGATCTGATACTGCAAAACAAATTACTGCGGATTTAATAGCTATATTCGCTAATGCTTTTATGGGAATTAATGAATTAGTTGCCAAAGTATTTAGAGATATAGTAAATGCGATAACATTACCATTTATAGAGAATAAGGATATTATAAAAGAAGCTATAAGTAATACATTAGAACCTATACAAACTATAACAGGGAGTATAGCACAATTTGTTACTAATACTATGATAAAAATACATCAAGTATATGATGAAAAAATAAGCCCTATGTTTACTGCAATAGGTGAAGGGATAAGTTCTATTGTGAATACATTACTTGATGGATATAACACATACATTGCTCCAGTATTATCTGAATTAGCTGAACAATTTTCTAAATTAGTTAGTGATCATATACAACCATTAATGGATGCTTTTTTAGAATTAATAGGAGCTATAGCAGAAGGAATAGGTGAAATATGGACAGAAACTCTAGTTCCATTTATAAATTGGATTATAAAAAATATAATGCCAATAATAGCACCTATTTTTGAAGAAGTAGGAAAGCTGTTGATAGATTTAGGTGGAACAGTTGCAGATATATTGACAGGTGTCATAGATGCATTTAAGGGAGTAATTGATTTTTTAGTAGGTATTTTTACTGGAGATTGGGATAAGGCTTTAAAAGGTGTTTATGAAATTGGTAATGGAATATGGAAATCCATAACAGCTATTCTTGACACATTTGATAAATACTTAGGTGGAATATTTACTACTGATTGGACTAAACATTTTGGAATGTTAGGAAATATAATGAATGGTTTTTCTGCTAGTTCAAAAACTATATGGGAAGGAATAAAAACTGTATTTAATGGAATAAATGAGTTTGTGTCCGGTGTATTTACTGGTAACTGGGAAAAAGCTTGGAATGGTATAAAAACAATATTTAAAGGGGTATTTGATTCATTAAAGGGAATTGTTCAAACTCCTTTGAATGCAATTATAGGTATGATTAATGCTGTTATAGATGGAATTAATGATTTCGATATAGATATACCAGAGTGGGTGCCTAAGTATGGCGGTGAAAGCTTTGGACTTAACATTCCTAAAGTGCCTTATTTAGCTAAAGGCGGAGTTATAGATAGTCCTACACTAGCTATGGTAGGTGAAGCAGGAAAGGAAGCAGTAGTTCCATTAGAAAATAATACAGGATGGATGGATAAAATAAGTGAGACTATAGTAAATGCAATTTTATCAGCTATGCAATTACAAAATGGAGCAATTACAAGTCAAAGGCAAGGTGGAGATATAATCTTGCAAATAGATGGTATTACATTTGCAAGAATAATAAATCCATTGTTAGATAGGGAAAATAATAGAAGTGGTAGTAAAATGATAATCAAAACTGTTTAGGAGGGAGCATGATGGCTTTAATAATTATTGATGGGGTAGAAATTCCTGCTCCTACTGATTATCAAGTTGGTATTCAAGATATTTCAAAAGCTGAGAGAAATGCAAAAGGTGAAATAATAATTGAAAGAATAGCAACTAAAAGAAAGATAGAAATGTCATGGGGAATCTTAACAAAGGAAGAGATGGAGAAATTATTAAATGCTGTTAATCCAGTATTTTTTAATGTTAAATATATTGATCCGCAAGAGGGAGGAACAAAAAGTGGGACTTTTTATTGTGGAGATAGAACTTCCACAGGAGTAGCTTTTATTAAAGGAAATATGATATATAAAAATGCTAAATTTAATATTATTGAAAGGTAGGTGCTCAAATGATAGAAGTTAGCGAAAAATTTAAAGAAGCTATTTATGCACCAAGCCGAAAGACACATGCAGTAGTGAGATTTGAAATATTAGATTTGACTGCATATATAGATAATATAAAAACAACTCCAGAAGAAGAAATTTTTAGCAAGGCAAAACAATTAACTAATAAAGTAAGAATACAAAGTTTAAAAATAGCAACATTTGAAAAAGATTATTTCAAATTAGATGGTTCTTTTAATCTTCCACCTAATGCAAATAATAAAGAAGAAATAGGATATTATAGCAAAAATTTAAGTGATGAAGAAGGAGTGTTTTATCCTAGTGAAAAAATAATTTTTAATTTTAATGGAACTCATTCTAGTATTGGATTAACTATTGCATTTGATGTATTAAATAATGAGTATGCGAGTGAATTTAATATATATGTATATGATGAAAATAGAGAGTTATTAAAAAGAGTAGATGTAACAAATAATACTAAATCAATATACGAGCTTATAGAGCAATTAGATAATTATAAAAGGATTGATGTTGAGATAATAAAATGGTGTAAACCATATAGGCGTTGTAAAGTTGTTGAAGTTGATTTTGGAATAATTGAGGAACATAATGATGAATCATTGATAAGCTTTAATCTTATACAAGAGTTAGACAATATTAGTTCTAGTTTGCCAAGTGATGAATTGAAATTTGTTGTTGATAATTCTAATAGAAGGTTTAATATGCTTAATAAAGATGGATTTTATAATTATGTAAAGCAGGGACAAGAGGTATTTTTAGATATAGGTGTTGAAATAGGTGATGGGATATATGAAGACATTCAAGTGGGAAAATACTTTTTAAAGACACAACAATCTGATGAAGGAACTTTGACGGCTACCTTTACCGCAAGAGATATACTAGATAGCTTAAGTAGTGATGAAACTGAAAATTTATCAAATGAGTTAAATTTAAGTTTATATGATTTTGCTAAAAGAATTCTGAATAATATAGGTATAAGTAATTACAAATTGAGTAATAATCTTAAACTTATAATGACTAAAGGGTTATATGAAAAAGTAACATATAGAAATTTAATACAAATGATTGCTATAGCAGGAATGTGTGTTGTATATAGTGATAATGAGGGATATTTAAATATATCACAATTAGTAGATGCAAAAACAGTTCTAGCAGATATAGAAGCTACCAACACTGAAATAATAGGTAATAAGAATCAAATAATGAATAACATATCAGTAGCAGATAAGAAATATTTGACATTTGAAAAGGATTATTTTAAATTAGATGGTTCTTTTAATTTACCAGAAAAAAATAAAGAAACAGGTTGGGTAAGTAAAAGTTTATCTAACGATGAAGGGAGATTTGAAGAGGAATTAAAAATAACTTTTAGATTAGATAAAGAGCAAACAGGAAATGCAATAAAAATAATTTTTGATACATTAAATAATGAATATGCAACGGAATTTACTATAAAAACCTATAATAGTTTAGGAGAAGAATTATTAAATGATACTATAATGAATACAGGGCAAGTGAACAATTATGAAAGTAATGGACTTGTTGGAGCAATAGAAATACAAATAATATTAAATAAATGGTGTAAGCCATACAGACGTGCAAGGATATATGAGGTCTCTTTTAATAGTCCAGTGGATAATATTACATTTGATAATATTTATAAAGAACCACAGGTGGTTGTGAGCGATATTGTTAAAACTGTAGAAGTAACATATTATCCATCAGATTTAGAAAATCCAGTTGTTTTAACTTATAATGATGAAAATTTGAATACAGGAAGTATTATGAAGTTAGATAATTATTTGATTAATACAGAAGAGCAAGCTATAAATGTAGCAAAGTGGATAATAAAAGAAAATAATGATAATGTAAATACATTTACAGTAAATTGGAGAGGTAATCCAATGTTAGGGGTTGCTGATAGGATTACTATACAAAATGGATTTGATTCTACTAATTTAATTAACGTGACTAAGCAAGAATTGAATTATGAAGGCTACTTGAGTGGAAGATTAGAAGGGAAGGGAGTGGTCTAATGGAATTAAATATTAAAGTTGATTGGGATAAAGATGATTATTATAATGCGGTAGATCTTAACAGGGTTGAACACAATACTCTTATAATAGCAAATATGATTGAGGAAATAGTTGGTGTTCCAGTTAAGATCGAATGTGATACAAGTAGAGATTATAGATCTTTAGAATTTGCAAATGGTTTAAATAGAATTGAAAATAATATAGAGCAATTAAATGTATTAGAAAATATCTCTTGGATAAAGATGAAAACAAATTGGAATCCTGGAGATTCTTTTAATTTTGAAGATGCAATAAGACTTGAAAAAAATTTAAAATCTCTATTTGAAATTCTAAATAGTAATGCAACAAATAATATTTATTGTGGTGAGATATATTCTGGAGAGGGAGGAATATAGATGTTTGAGAGAAAAATATGGAAAAATAGAGTGGTTCAGAGACCCAATACTTACGAAATAAAAGTTAACAGTGATGGAACATCTACATTAGTAAGAAAAGAAGGTAACATAGTAGAAGAAGGTACACCACTAAACGCGCTTAATATGAATAGAATTGAAGGAGGAATTGAAGAAAGTATTGATATGTCTTTAAACATAGCTAAAGTTTGTGTTGATGGATTTTTAAATATGGGAAGACTACTGAATATAAATATAATGGAGAGGTTTTATAGTAATGGTGTAGTAGTAGAACCTTTATTAAATAAAGAAGGAATTACATTAAACGAAGGTAGTTTTAATACTGCATTAAAAAGAATTGAGTTAGATGATGATACTTATATTGAGGGTATCGGATTTTGTTGGAGGTAAAAGTATGGCAAGTGTAAATTTTGAAGCTTCACCTAAGAAAAATGAATATACTGTAGGAGAAAAAGTGACATTTACTATTAGACTTTCGGGTTCTGGTGGATGGAAATTTTTATACAAAGTTGGATATGTTCTAGACGAAGAATCTCCTGACAATTCTGCAATTGTGGTAAAATCTGAGACAGTAACACAGAATGAAAGTGGAGATATAATAAAAACTGTTGAAATAATTGTACCAAATAGTGAAGGACATAAAATAAATTTTATAGCTATAGGAGTAGCAGTTGATATTGATGATACACCAACAATAAAAGGATGGGGAGCATTACAGAATTGCACATATGCAAATGGGGTTATAAAGATACCAAATACCGCTCCTACTATAAGTGGAAATGATTCGGATTTAGGTGATAAATACGAGCCTTTTAATACAAGTATAGTAGTAAGTGATGCACAAGACAGCGGAAATCTTCAATTAACAATAAAGTTAGACAATGTTCAGGTAACTACTTATCCAGTAGCACAAAATAGTGCTAATAATTATTCAATTCCGTTAGCTAAGTTTAATTCATTAACATTAGGGGCACATACATTGCAAATTATAGTTTCAGATAGTGAAGGGTTAACAGCTACTAGAACATATACTTTTACCAAAATTGTTCCTCCTAATGTAGCACCGACAATAAGTGGTTTTGATGAAAATTTGGGACAGCAATACAAAAGTTTTACACAAAATTTTAGTGTTAATGATGCAAATCCTAATGATATCATTACTGCAATAATAAAGGTGGATAATGAACAAATTAATAGTTTCATAGCACAAAGAAATATAAATTATGTTGTGGATTTAGCAGGTATATTTAGAGGATTAGCATTAGGACAACATATTATAACTATAACAGCTTCTGATAATAACGGAGCATCTACAACTAGGACATATACTTTTGAAAAAATAAATTCTCCATATAGTTCTATAGATTTTATTAAGACAGTTACAACAAGAAAATTAGTTAGTGAGATAACCTATATTTGTGAAGAATTTATAAATGCACAGGTAGGAATAGACACAGTATATATATTGGCTAGTAATAATCCTTTTGATGATGAACCAATATGGGAAGAGGTTGCAGCAGCTCCATATGAATTTAAAAATAAAATATCAGTTAAATATGGGGTTGGGATTAGGGTCATAATAGAAAGAAATAGTAATGAGTCTGCTACAGTATTGGCGACTAATTCAGATGAAATTATAACAACTAACAGAAATGAAGCATTAGCAGTAGAATAGGAGGGAGTAAAATGAGCTATGGAATAAAAAGATTTGATATGCTACCAGAAGCAACAGAGATAAATGACAATGATTTATTAATAGTTAGTCAAAAAGGTGTTGTTAAAAGCTTTAAGGTAAGTGTATTAAATGCTATTCTTGAAAACAGCTTTAGTGGAAGCATTGAAGAAGCAAAAGAATTAAAAATACAGCTTACAAATTTAAAAAATGAAATAGGAGCAGATGCTAATGCATTGAGTAATGTACTTAAGCAAGCAGAAGAAAATTTAAATGCGCTAATAGCATTAGGTGATGCGACAGCATTGGCAGAAAAAGCAGAAAGTAATAGAATTACTTGTGAAAAAAATACTAATGATATTAATGATTTAACCAAACGGGTAGCAAATAATACTACGCAATTGAAAGATTTGGCGAATCTTAATTTATTTATAAATGGTGGGTTTTCAGTTTGGCAGAGGGGAACATCATTCTCTACTAACGGATATACTGCTGATAGATGGATGTATGATGTAGAAGGTGATGACAAAGGTAAAATTGTTAGACAT